CTGGTTATCAGTTTGAGCTACAACAGGGACAACAAGCATTGGCTCAAACAGCGGCTGCTAGAGGTGGTTTGTTATCCGGTGCTCAACAACGGGCTGCTGGTAACTATGCACAGAAACAGGCCGCTACGGGCTTCCAGAATGCGTGGCAGAGAGCACAGCAAGCCTATCAGTCTGCCTTTGCTCAGAATCAAGCTCAGAACGCACAACAGGCTGGTTTAGTATCAGGTGCTGCTGGCTTGTACGGCAACATGGCTAACAGAGGTGCTGGGGCTGCTCAGGCGTTAGGCCAATCTGGTGTAAACATGGCGCTTGATTTAGGTCGGATTGGTGCTGGCATTACAGGTCAGCAAAATGAAGCTATGCAGGGTTATGGTAATGCACAAGCTGCTAATGCTTATGGACAAGCTGGTGCTATCAATCAAGGTATTCAAGGATTGCTAGGGGCTGGTATGTCTATCTATGGACAATATGGTGGCGGGGGCATGTCATCTGCTCCACCATCAGCAGCTGATGATTTACGCGCAAGAAGGGCGGCAGGAGTTTAATTTATGGCTAGTTTAGCGGAATTTCTTCAGGCGCAGCAGCAGTTTCAGAACCAGCCGAATGCGCTCGATTATTACAAGAACATCTCTCAAGCGCAGATGATGCCGATGGAGATGGACCTGAAACGGTTAGAAGCGCGTAAAACCTTCGAGGACTACGAGAATACTCAAAGGCTACGTGAACTGTTTGCACAGTCGCAGGGTATGCCTGACATTGCTTCTGTCGGCCAGTACAGCCCAGACATGGCGATTAAGCTACAGCAAGCCCAGCTTGAGAATATGGCTAAACAAGCTCAGATTCGTGAGTCAGGGATGCGTACCGGCAAGATAGGCCAAGAGATGCAGATGGAAAAGGGTAAAGCCTTTGCTAATGCGATTGGTCCTTATGGCGATCAGTATTACATGGACATCCAGTCCAATATGCCGGAAGGACAAGCGCTGAACAAGTTCCGCAGGTCTGTGGGTCAAGCTTTGCAACAGCTAGAGCAGCAAGGACTGACTCCTGACGCACAAATTAACATGAACGCTCTGACTCCTGACGCGGCTTTGCGAGCCGCGTCAGGGCATGGATACCGATCTCAGCATCTTGAATCACAGCAAAAGATGGGTGAGATGGGATATGGATCACAGCTTGAACTGGGACGTGAGCAGTATAAGCGCCAGTTACCGCCAGCACCATCAGCCGAGCAGTATTATGGTGGAGTACAGATGACTCCACAAGGACCCATGAGACAGCCTCCCATTATGGGACCGCAAGCTGCTCCGTTTGAAGTAGTTGGACCTGATGCAATGCAAGGTATGCAGCAAGCGCCTATGGGGGCGGCTGACATTGATAATCTGCGTACCATGTACCAACAGGCGCAGGGTCCAGAAAAAGAGCGTTTAGGCGCTATGTTGGCTGATGCTATCAAGCAGAGTATGCCGCGACGTGGTGGCTTTGTCACGCCTGAACAGCGTCAACAGATGGTGGTCGAGGAAAAGGCCGCAGAGACCAAGGCACAGGAGGAAGCTAAGGCGCAGGTGGCACAGTCTGAAGCACGTAAGCAAAAAGCGGAGGTGCTGTCCTCTTTGCCAACAGTGCCGGAACTAAATAAGTTGATTGATCAGTCTATGTCAGGCCAGATTGAGGCAATCGGTAAAGGTAAGCTGTTAGGTGAGATAGCCGGTGTCCCTACTGAGGCGCTAGGCGCTAGTAAACAGCTTGAGATTGTAGCCGCCCAGATGAAGCAGATCACCAAATCATTAGTGGGTGCTGGTGCTGTATCTGATTTTGAGCAGCGGCAAATGTCAGAAGCGGCTGGTAATATCGCTGAAGCATCGACCCCAGCCAAGACCCGCAAACAGCAATTAGAGATGTTTAACCGTATACTGCGCAAGTCTCTAATGAAAAGCCCTGAACTAGCTAAGGGATTGAACGCAGCAGAAGATGATGCAACTGAGGAAGAAGCACCTGAAGCACCATCAGTTAAGCGTGGTAGCAAGCCAAAGATTGGACAGGTTGAATCTGGCTATATGTTCAAGGGTGGTAATCCTGCTGATCCTAATAATTGGGAGAAACAATAATGGCCGGTCCGTGGGAGCAGTATCAGACTGAATCGGGTCCGTGGTCACGCTATGGAGCACCTAAACCCGTTCCAGAATATAAGCCGGGAAAGTTTGAGATTGGCATAGATATCTCTAGCGCTCGCTCTGATCCGTGGTATGAGCAGATGGCTAAGGGTGCTGCTATTGGTTTACGTGGTATGGGCAAAGGCATCAAAGGCTTGGTGTCTGAGCTTGAGCCAGTCGATATCTCGGAAATCGAGGCCATGAAACGCTACCAGTCAGAGGCAGGCTGGCCCGCTACTGTGGGGCGCATAGCCGCTGAAGCCCCCGCTTACATGGCCGGCGCTGGGCTTGGTCCAGCTACCATGCTAGGACGTGCGGCTACGGCAGCCGGTACTGCTGCAACCATTAGCCCAGAAGATAGGCTTAGAAGCGCAGGAGAGGCTGCTCTAGGCTCATACGTGGGTGAGGGGCTAGTAGGGGGGCTGGGCAAGATAATGCGCGGCCCTGTGGCTCAGAAGGGTGTTGCTGAATTGTTTGAGGAAGGTGTACGGCCAACAGCCGCACAAGCTATCGGTGGCGCAGTGAAGACCGCCGAGGAAAAGCTGGAATCTGTGCCGCTCATCGGTGCTGCTATTACGAAAGCGCATCGCCGGGGAATGGAAACATTTAACGCGGCGACACTGCAAAAGGTAGTTGATGACTTGAATCGCGGCATGGATACGATTGAAACTGATTTAATTGCGCCGACGTCTCTTGCGGGTGTCCCAAAAATCAAAGTTGAAATTGGTGAAATAAAACCCGGTGCCGAAGGATTTAGAGAAGTTAAAAGCGCCGTCAAAGATGCTTATGGACGCTTAACCGAAAACACCAGCGGAGAAATGACGCCAGAACTGGAAGCTGGATTACAGGGTATTCGTGAATTAGCGCAAACCATGCGCGAATCATATAGAAATCAAATTGACTCAATCTTAAAGCATGTTGTTTATTCTAGGTTTAAGCCCGGTCAAAGAGTAGATGGCGTTACGCTTAAAGAAATGGACTCCGAGCTAACTAATTTAGCTGAAAACTACTCCAAATCCAGTATTGCCGATGAACGCAGAGTGGGTGATGCAATGGAAGAGGCGCAGCATCAAATCCATGAAATGATGGCAACGCAGAACCCAAATTATGAGCAAGCGTTGCGTAATGCCGATTCGTCTTATTGGAAACTGAAACGCATTGAGCAAGCAACAACATCATCAGTTGCTAACGAGCTAATGACGCCCGCCCAATTACTGCAATCATTAAGAGCAAAAGATCGTTCAAGTTTTGCTAGCGGACAAATGCCGCTACAGGAATGGGGTAGGTCTGCGCAAGAGGTGCTAGGTAACAAATACCCTGATTCCGGTACTGCTGGCAGATTGGGTTTAGGGGATCTGTTTGCTGCGGGTGTAGGTGGCTTACCGAAAGCTGCCGCTTTTTACTTTGGTGCTCAAGGCGCCTATTCCCCAGCCGTTCAGGATTTCTTGGTTCAACAAGCCCTGAAACAACCGGGACCTGCTAGACAGGCCGCAGTACGGGGATTATCAGCTTTACGTCAACCAGCATCGGCTACGGGTGCTTCATTCGCTACAGGATACTAACATGGCCTCACTTTGCCCAGTCTTTCAAGAGCCGCAGCTTACTGATAACAACGAGTTTTTAGCGGGCGGTTTGCTTTGGTTTTATGAGGCAGGAACCAGCACCCTGTCTATTTCTTACTCTGATTCAGCCGGAACAGTCCCGTGGCCCAATCCCATTGTACTGAATGCGCGGGGTGCTTGTGCTGGAACGATATGGTTAAAAACGGGTGATCCTTACCGGATTGTGCTTGAGGGTAGGCCGATCTATGGCCAGACTCACGGTGTTGTCATCACTGAGCATGACAACATCACGGGTATTACTAGCAGTGATGCACCGGAAGATTGGGTACCATTCCCTGCTGCGCCGACTTTCTTATCGACCACTAGCTTTACTGTAACAGGTGACTATCGGTCGATATTTATCCCCAATAGGAAGCTGCGCATTACTGATTCTGGCGGTGTATCTGTCCACAGCGTTATCAGTTCATCGTTTGCCCTGAATGTGACAACAGTGACCGTGACCGGCTTAATTGATTCGGGTATATCGCTAGTCGAGTATTCTTTCGTCACCCCTGCATCCTCTCCTGATCGTTTTGAAGATGTGGTTATTACTGACGACCTTACAGTAGGTGATGATGCTGTCATTGACGGTGATCTAGCCGTGTCCGGCGCGCTTACAATCAACTCTAACCCAGCATGGACTAACGCTAATAACACGTTTGGAACATCCGTCTCCCCTAGTGCTGGTTTTATTACTTCCGCCAATGGATTCCGTTTCTACCGTGAGGTTAAAGATATTACCTTCGTCTCGACGGGTTCGACCGTATCACAGAGTTACACTGACTCATTTTCTAGCGCATTCCCAACAGCTTGCTTTCAAGTGCTGGCTACGCTGGGTGATTTTAGTGTGAGCTTTGGTCAATATAGCCCGATGTTATCCGTTTACAATGTCACAGTAAACGGGTTTGTTTATGATATTATTTGCAGAGCCGTAGTCCCTGCTGGCACATACAACATCAAATTGACTTATCTGGCTCTGGGGTACTAACATGGCATACACATTGAGCGAGAAATCATTACAGCGCCTTACTGGGGTACATCCTGACCTAGTGAAGGTGGTTAAGAGAGCGATTCAATTGACTCCCATTGACTTCAGGATAACGGAGGGATTGCGCACAAGGGAGCGTCAGGCATATCTAGTCAAGAAAGGCGCTAGCAGGACCATGCGCTCTCGTCATATTACTGGCCACGCTATTGACTTTGTGGCGCTACCTAAAGGCGCTGTTAGCTGGGATTTTCCGCTATACGCAAAGATAGCCGCTGCCTTTAAGGAAGCTGCTACAGAGCTAGGGGTACCGATTGTCTGGGGTGGGGATTGGAGGTTTTTTAAGGACGGTCCGCACATAGAGCTTAATCGCAAACACTATCCGTAGGAGGACATTATGCAATGGGTAATAGATCAGCTAAAACAACCGTCTACGTGGCGAGGGATTACGATGCTGATAACCTCGATGGGCATTGCTATAAAACCTGATCTGATGGAGCAGATTGTAGTCACAGGCACAGCCGTTGCTGGCCTCATTGGTGTGTTGTTTAAGGGATGAGCGAGTTACTCAAAGCGGTACTAGGAGTGCTAGGCATTGCTATTACCATGTACGTCACGCAGCGCGAGCAGGTATATCAGATCGAGGCTTTGGAGAAAAGCCTCGATCTGAGAGCAAAGGAAATGAGCGAGGTCCGCAAAGACATTAACCTTATTCAGATCAGTCTAGCGAGGGTTTCAGCAAGGGAGTGTCAAACAACGGCTCCAAGTAGGGCTTGGGAGCAGAGTTTCTTGGTACCATGATCGTGCGAGTCCCGCTTTTGCCGTTATCGTAATTATATACGGTGGTCGAGCCTTGTGGGGTAATGACTTGCGACATGTTGACGAATCGGTAGATGGACACGCCATCACCGCAGGTAGTGATGCTGCCGTAAGTGTAACAGCCTACTGATGCGTTAGCGGCACCACACATTAACAACAAAACTAATACTCTCATACTGCCTCCTTTTTTAAGTCACGAGCTTTTTTCTTAGCGCCTTCAATATCCCAGCGCTCGAAGATTGTCCTTAGCTGATCGCCTGTAAAGCCAGCCATTTCAGCCATTCTATTGACGTTTCGTTTCTCTGTTTGCTCTAAGCGACGGGGTGTCAGCCCCGCCTTGATAAAGCTAATCGCTAGCTGTTGGTCTATATAGTTCATAGTTCATCCTGAAATTGTAACGGTATCTATTCTCCCTGCTGCGATCAAATGACGACATGCGACAATCATCACAGCGTTTATGTTGCTCTTTGATTAGATTCTCTCTTAGCGCCTCCGGTTCAATCTCCAGCATCTCACAATAGATGTTCAGCCTGTCAGAGCATAAGAAGTCTATCGCGTCCTCAGCGTTATTGCATATCTCCGCTTCTTGCCCCGGGCTATTGTAGTCCATAGGGGTCTGCCTAGCATCATGCATGGCTTGCAATATAATCGCCGCTATGAGCCGCTTATACGGCCCATAGTCCTCCATTATGCCATCAGAGATCATCGGCTGCCTTTAGCAAGGCCCTGCTGATCTCTCGAAGCATCTGACGCATGACGATGACGGAATGAGACAGCTCCGGCAGCTTTTCTGGGACATCACTGACAGCCTCTTGCGGTTTGGTATCCTCTTGATGGGCTAGGTTCCACCACAATATGCCGTCGTCATCAGTCCATGAGATCAGCACTTTCCGCTTAGTGCGTAGGTCAGCCAGCGCCTTACGGACCTTTTCACGCTTAGCGACGGGTGACAGTACGCCCATCGACTCATGGTTTTTCATAGCGATGCAAACATCGTTACTACTTGCTGGAAGGTGCATGGACAGCACCTGTTGGTAAACAGTCTCTAAAAAGCTCATATTATTGCTCCCTGCTCAGTTCTATTTCTATCTCACACTTACGACGAACGCTTGTACCCAACCGAATAGACAGCGTGTCTATCTGTGCGTGTAGGTCGTCAATCTCTTGTCTAATGCGGTCATACTCCCGCACTAGACTCCTATGCTCAATACTCTGTTTGATCTTTGCTAAAATAGTCATAGCATTGTTCCGTTAGTGATTCCATTTGCTCATGGGTTAGCAGGTCGGTAATATCGACCATTACGTCATCAAACTTAATCCATTGACCATCTACTTTGACCAGCCCATCTGTGGTATATGTCACTTCTATGTCACCGATACCACCCTCTGCTGGATAACAGTTCTCTGGTAGACCAGACGTGTAAGCCGGTGTATCCGGCTCAACCTCAAGCGTACATTCCACCTGTATACCATCGAGTTCACAGGTTACAGTTTCCATACTCATTAGATCATCCCCACGTAAGCATAGGCCAGCAAAAGGGCAATAAGCCCAGTTAGTAAAAATGCTGTTGCGTCGCTCATAATATCACCTCCTTAACGCGGCTGAATTGCCGCGTTAAGGAGTATTGTAAAGCTGTGAATGCTAATGTCAACAAAAATTTTAAGTAGGCTGAACAATTTTTGCATTGAAGCGTGAGCGCAGCTCTTCCACGGTGGGATCAGCAGTCGCGCATAAAGCAGGATCAGCCAATATCTCCCTAGAACTGTACACTCCCGGCCCTGACACGCCGTTAGCGACTTGTTTGCCGTCAATCCTGTACTGTGGTGGGCCATCATCATTGACCGTCATAGGCCACGGTACAAGGTCCGAATGAAGGACATGATTATCGCAGCCTGATAGTTGCCAGTTATACGGGATGTCAGCACCATGAACCATACATCTCCATGTGCTGTTTATTGTTGGATCAGCATAAGCGCATGTTCGGCAATTGACATTCTTGGTGCATCGCGTCTGGTGGCAGAACTCCGTCATAGGGCACATTTTGCACACATAGTAATCACCTGTAGCAGCTATCGGCTCAGGCATTCTACTGGTCATAGCGATCCGCTGGCCACGCTCGATAGCGAGGACAGCCGCCTCCCGGTTATACATCACTATCTCTGTGTGTAGCCGGTCGTCATCCTTGCAAACAGCGTAGTACAGCGCACGATCCAGCTTTAGCCCGTGCATGTACACCTGCATCTGTGTGTAATGTATGGGCTTAGCAAGCTGTACTCCCTTTTTCTCTAGCTCATTAAACGACTTTTTATTGTGCGTCTTAACCTCCAACAGCACCTTCGCTAGCTCATGTCCAGGTAAGCCTGTAATGATTCCATCTACACTACCGGATACATGCTGTCCAAAGTCAACAACCTGCTGCTGCTGCGTCACTTTTGCGCCGATCAGTCCTAGGTACCGGATAGCGGATGCTTCCTCGTCCTGTCCACGCTTAAACAGTCTTAGTAGCCGCCCAGGGCATTGCTGCGTGACCGCCCAGTGAAAGGCCAGCCACAGGTAACGGTCGCAGGGATGGCCGAGCGTAGAGCCACCTATATGTGGTCTAGGATTCTCTACCGTTTGTTCTAGCACGTGATCGATTTGTTCTGGTAGGTTCATGTCCATGTCCATAAAAAAAGGGGGCCATAAGCCCCCTAAAGGTCTCTACAGAGGAAGTGTAGAACTATTTAACCCGAGGGGGGGAGGGCAAAAGGGTTTGGCGGAGCAGAGGCAAATGGGTTGTTGCCTGATTTAGGCGCAGCAGAGCCTAGGGGAGCTTGTGGGAGCGCTGAGGATGGTCTACCCCATGATGCTACGTCGTTTGACTCGCCATACTGCTCTGACTTGGTGATCTTGACCTTGATACGCAAGACACCGCCGACTAATTCGTCGGAGTCGGAAATACGCTTGTTCAATGCGGCTGCAATCAAAGCAATTTGCTCTCTCCCGATCTCCGCTACCTTTGGGCTGGTTGGGTGAGCAATGTTTACGCTACCGAAAACCACGCGGCCAGCAAGGGTGGGGCCAGTAATATCATAGCGTATATTGATCCTGTGACCGCCGTTTTTCGTGGGTAGGATTTCAGCTTTCTTAATCACTGCATCATACCAGCCAGCAGGTACGGGGCTATCGTCGTATGTATGCTCAACTGCGTCTTCTGGGCTAACGGAAAAACCTAAATTTGCCATGTTTATTGCTCCTTAGTGTGGTTTGCTAATCTTTCTTGTTTCCAAGTCTAATAATCTGTCGTTCAAGCCCTCTATGGCGTTAATGCAGCCCCACATAGAATCTTCTAAAGGTAGAGTGTCTCCATTGTCATCAACAAGCAAGATATTGCTCGCGTCTACAGATTCAATTTTTAGCATCTGCATGGTTGCTAGTACGCTTTGCATGAAATCAACCAGTGTGGTTTGTTTTCCTTCTTCCGTAACAAAAAACACGTCTTCGGCGTTAATCTTCATGCTATGATCCTCTGCATAATACCTGACAGATCGGGCTCCATCCATTTGTCCAGCTTACCAGACCTATCTTTAGCCAGCCACGTGCCGTCACCTTCGCATTGTAGCATGCGGATGGTCTGATTGGTGTCGTTATGCTCTACACGTAGCGCTAGCACTTCATCCACGTAGTACGGGAGTAGCTGGCCGATTTTATTCCCCGGCATAGATGGACCGTACAGTATACGCCCCATTTCATCCTGTACCTTTTCTAGCTTTGCGCTAAAGTATACGTGCATACCGGACAAGTCTCTGAACTTGCGCACGTAGTCTTGTATCGTGTCTTGCATAACACCGTATGCTGCGCGGGCGTCCTTATTCTTTTTCTTTTCAGCAGCCAGCACCACTTCTGCAATCTCACTGATGCTGTCAAGGCAAACAGTCTGGTACTGACTAGCTTCTTCAGATTCAGCCGCCCAATGGTAGGCTTCAGCCAGATCATCCATGTTGCGGATTTCGATGTAAGGAATATCGTAATCCCTGAGACTCAACAAGCCAGCCTCAGCACTCAATACGATAGGTGCAGGGGTTGTACTGACAAGCGTAGTTTTTCCACTGCCTGAAGCCCCGTATACGAGAACCTTAAGTCCAGTGTGCTGTATATCTCTAGTGTTGTTTATTTGTATCATTGTTTATCTCTCTGTTTGGGTTTCTACCGCGCCAGTCACACAGACGACATTCGTACTGTTGACTGTTCGCAATCCATATATCAGCTAGCTGTCCACAGTCCGGGCACATGCCCGGAGCTGTGTTAGGTTCGTCTAGGTCGTCTAACATTATCTATTTAGTCCCGCAGATCATAGATTTGTAAAGAGGTGGCGTAAAAGCGAGGCTTACCAGCCACTTCCACGAGATAGCCATGCTCAAACACCCCGACCAAGAAGGATGAGGCCAAACGCAGGGCTGCGGCAGGGTGTACGACGATGACGCCTACAAAGTCACCGCGGCCCCTGACAAAATCAGGGTCAACGCTGAAAGCGTCTGCGTCACCGATATAGGTCATATCAATCCCTTGCTCGGTAGCAAGGTCAAGTTGCTCCTTAGTTGGGGTGTGACGGCTGATAAAGGCGAATTTTTTCATGGTCATTTCCTCTGTTAGTTGTGGTGGCGGCGTGGTTTTTTGATGGGGCGTATTACGCCGCCGCCTAGTTCGACTTCTACATCGCTGGTTTGATAGGGGTGCACACGGTCGAACCCCAAAGTAACCGCTTCATCAAGGGTGAAACGGGGTATTAGGGTGGCAAATGCTGCCACGTCCTTTGGCGTCCGACTGCGCGGCAAAGCGTCAACCGCTGCCTGTATTAGGGCAGCGCGTTTTGCCGCTGCCTCCTCCCGTTTCGCTGCCCTAGCAGCGTTTTCAGCCGCGTAGTACGCCTCCACTGCAGCCGCTTCCTCGGGCGTTTGCCCGAGATCGTTAAGGTTGTTTTCCTGAAAGAAGGCCTCTGCCTTATCTTCAATATCAGAGGCAGGCCAGCCAGCCCCTTGACGGGGGTATGTAAAAGCCAGCATCTTCAGTCCGACCGCGATTTCTTTATTCATGATCATTTTCCTATCCTCTGTGTGTTTATTGTGTAGATGGCCGTCCTTGGCCTATTTCGTCAATCATGCGCTGATCATTGCGCCGTTTAATTGTATGAAAGAAACATCATACTGCCTCATCAGCTTCTCTTGTAAATTCATTTGCTTCTGAATCAGAGCCGCGTAAGCAGAGCGGTTCCCCGGTTTACGTGCAATTTTAAGACCAGCTTTATGTGCTGCTACCAGCTCAAGAAATAGTTTGTCGGTTTTGAAGTTCATTTTTCTATCCTCAGTGTGTTTATTGTGTAGATGGCCGTCCTTGGCCGTGATGTTTAGCCGTTCCACGGCTCCAACACCACTTCATGTTCGGATACCCAGTCCGTGTATCCGGGACGTGGGTCCCCGTCGGGATAGAAACCGTCTGGGACTCGGACCTCCCACTGCGTGATGGTTTCAGTTCCGCCAAATCCGGTCATGAATGACCCGGCTTGACGGGTCACTTCCCGGCTGTTGCCGGTAAAAGGGACGCCGTACAAGCGTCCTTCGCCGTAGAACAATGTGTCTTTATTTATATCCATGTCTTTTGTCCTCTGTGTGTTTCGCCATGTATCTGGCTTGATGGGTATTGTACGCGCCTCAGCAAGCACGTCAACCCCCTAAAGCAAAAAAAGTGAAAATAATTTCTCTTGCTTGGTCAGCTACAAAGTGTAGTAGACTTGCACCCGTTTTTTCTTCAGAGGACAGAGCATGAACTACGATAACATTCCTAATGAACTCAAGGACTTAGACAGATGGGTAGTGTGGCGAGAGGGGAAGATCCCTTACGACGCTAAGTATGTAAACAGTCGTGCTAGCTCAACCAATCCCGACACTTGGGCCAGCTTTGACCAAGCAACCACCGCTTATGAAGAGTGTGATCAGGCGCTAGGGATAGGCTTTGTGCTGAATGGAGATGGGTTGGTCGGTGTTGACATAGATCATGTAGTGACTGACGGCGTGGTTGAGCCAGCCGCTGTAGAGCTTCTGGATCAGCTAGGTGCGGCCTATATCAGTCTATCCCCCAGTGGGCATGGGCTGAGGGCGTTCGGCTATGCCACTCCGTTATTACAGGGCTGTAAGGGTGTTTTTCAAGGCATGGCGGTGGAGCTTTACTCTAGCCAGCGCTACCTAACTGTCACGGACCAAACGCTTCGCAATGAACCTCTCAGGGAGCTTAATCATTTCGAGGCGCTGGCCTACCACATCAGGTCTGACAAGCACGTTGATACGGCCACAGGTGAAGTGATTGACCGCAAACCGACTGAGCGCCATGCTGAACTGATTAAGAGAGTTATAACGGGCGAAGTACTGCATGACTCCTTGCGTGATCTAGCAGCCAGCCTTGTTGCTTCTGGCGGTAATCATGGGTCCATAGTTAACCATTTGCGCGGCCTGATGGAGGCGAGCGCAGCTCCAAGGGATCAGCGTTACTATGACAGGTATAAGCAAATACCTGCATTGGTGAGGACTGCTGGACAAAAGTACCAAGTATTTGATCCATTCGCTGGACCAGATGTTAAGGAGGATGAAAGTCTTCTGGACTCGATGGGAGCAGTGTTTGCTAATGAGCTGCCAGCAGAGTTTGAGCCAGAAGATGAGTTAGTAGAGGAACTGCTGTCATCAAGAACAACCGCTATGATGTACGGGGAGAGCAACACTGGAAAATCATTTCTCGCTGTTGCGATGGCGGCAGCTATCAGCAATGGCACAGACTTTCTAGGGTTAAGGACTCAGCACGGGATGGCCGTGTATCTAGCTACAGAATCGCCATCGTCTATCAGAATGCGATTACAAGCGTATCAGAAATACTATGGTTGCTCGCTGGATAATCTGCTGATTATCCAGCGCCCTATTGACCTGTATACGGATGAATCAGATGCAGCAAAGATAATTGAGGTTATCAAGCAGGCGGAGGAACAGCGTCAGATGAGGGCTACCTTTATTGTCGCTGACACATTAGCGCGTATGCTCAATGGAGGGGATGAAAATTCACTAACTGCTATGCAACCCCTACTCAACCGTGTTGATCGTTTAATGAATGCGACAGAAGCAACTGTCATGCTTGTCCACCACACTCAGAAAAGCGGAACAGCAGCTAGAGGACATAGCTCTTTACAGGCTCACATTGATAGCTCGTTTCATATCACAGAGGAAGATGGGGAGCGGCTGTTAACAGTGAGCAAGCAAAGGAGCTTGTCATCTAAGCACAATTCTCTACGCTTTAACTTAGAGACTATTACGATGGGATATAGTAAATTTGGACGGCCTGTTTCGACTTGTGTTGTAACGCAGTAAATAGTCTTAATGTGAGCGGGGAAGGATGCCTCAAGCATCCGACCCCGCTTTTTTATGTGCAAGAGAAAATAGCATCTACGAGCGCCTTTGCGCGAGTTGATGCTATAGAGGATAACTGTTAACCCGCTGGCTACGCTTGGGGCTACGCCAGCGGATCACGATGGACCAAATCTAGGACGATGCTTTAGTCGCATCGTCCTATGTATCGCGCTTGCTCTCTCGCTGTGTATAGAGGTGTATAAGCCCGCCCCTTGCGGCTTTTGAGAAAAGAGCAACACGCTTGGCCGCTGTGAAGCGGAGTCAATGCTACTGAAACATTTAATTCGTTGCCTTAACGTATATCGAGGACCATACGACCCCGTGTGTCCCGAAGGAGCAGGTTTGTAGCTTCACGGGCTACAGGGTACAGGATGATGGCGCTAAGGCCGATTAAAGAGCTATCCTGATCCTCTTGATCGGGAGAGAGGTTTCCCGACTGCGTGCGAGCGTTACGCCGTATGCCTATGTTGGCTGAGGGGTCAGTCCCAAGCCGTGTGCTATTCTAACCACACATCTCACAACCTGTCAACTACAATGCAGCTAGTCCAGCTACACCTACCCTACCCACCATCCACAAACCGCTACTGGAGGACTTTCAGAGGTAGGACCGTCCCAAGCAAGGAAGCAACCGCGTTCAAGAAGATCGTTAAGGAGGCTGGTCCAGCTCAGGACTTGTACGCAGGTGAAGTCAGTCTTACAATACAGCTACTCCCTAAGCTGACAACTAAAGGGCTGGCTAGCAAGGTGTGCATGGACCTGGACAACTGTCTCAAAGTGATAGGTGATTCTATCCAAGGCGTGTACATTGAAACTGACAGACAGATCAGGCTGATTGTGGCCGAGTACGGTGATCCGATTCAAGATGGTGGAGTAATAGTGACAGTATGCAAGATGAAATGACGCACGTATCTGAGTATAAACCCTACTGGCGACACGTAGAGGACGGCCCCTTCCCTAAGAACGCTAAATGCCTATGGAAGACTGATCTAGGTGCTGCTACTATCGGAGTCTGGTATCCAGATAGCCAGTGGGTTTGGTGGTGTCCCCTACCGTCCCATCATCCCAAGGACAGGGAGCGGAGATTGCATGGGTAAGCGGCTAGACGTGGAGGGTAAGGTGTATACACATTGGACCGTGATCGGAGAGTCTGAGCCTGTGGACTACATAAAAAAAGGTAGGCCGGTCCAGGCAAGGGCTGTTGTAGTCCGATGCGATTGTGGTACAATACGCTCCGTTCTACTGCAGAACTTGTGCAGTCGACGCAGTAAATCCTGTGGTTGCAGGGGTAAAACGACAACCAGAGTTTATGGGTGATGGGCGGTCTTAAATCCATAGGGTTTAACAAAACGAGCCGTACTGTCACCCGACATACAATGGTCCCCGGTATCTACTTACATCCTTGGGTGGGAGTCGATCAAAAATCTACCTGGGACCAACTAACCCCGCGCCAGACGGTATCTGGCCGCGCCGAGGCGTTAATCGGCTGATGTCATGAGTCAATGACTGAGAAGGCCTTGTGATGACTGCCCTTTGTCGTTAGGTACTGTAACGGCTCTCCCCGCAGAGATTGCTGCGGCGGGTTACATGGCCCGCCGGATTAAGTCGCACCAGCTAGGGGCTTTACCCGACACGACATGATCTGGAAACCATCGCGCCGTCACTGATTGGTACTCAGTGGGCGGCACCCAATTACAGGAGAAAGCAATGACTGACACTAAAGTGATCGTGAACGCTGGAGACCTGCCTGCGGGCATGCTCTCCAGCGCCGATATAGCACCCCACAGTTTCGTCATATTCCAGCCACAAAACGAAGAAATCATGAGGCTGGACAAAGATGGACTGGTATTCCTAGGTCAGCGCATCACAGACGCGGGTGAAGCCTACGCAGCATGGATGGAAGCGATGGCAATGATGCAGGGGAAAGCGGGGAGGAATAATGGCTAACTTCGATCAGTGGTGGAATAACGATGAATCTATTCAAGATAACGCTGATACGCTCAAACAGCGTAATTACTTAATTGACCAAGTGCATCACATTGCACAGTCAATAGATAATGAGATGCCGGACATGGCACTGATGAAGATCAGACAAACAATAGGTGTAATCAAGGAATGGAAGACTCAATAAGCGGAGAGCAGCTATTTATATCGCTGACTATTATCGCAGTATTGATTGCATTTGCAATGCTGTTGATAATGAAAGCAACTGATGACGATAACAATAGATAAAGGCGTTAAAATGATCTCATATAGAGTGACCGTTAATGATAATGGTGATCGTTATTGGTATTACAATCTCAAACTACATAGACAGGATGGTCCTGCTGTTGAATGCCTTGATGGTACTCGTCGCTGGTATTTGAATGGCCAAGAATATAGCAAAGAAGAATATACTTTGGCGCTTAGCGGAAGGAGAAAGCGAGGAAGGAGAAAGCAATGAGCGAGCACACGCCGGGGTCTTGGAGGGTTGAGAAAGCGCATGATTTATGGGCGGAAATTCGGTCTGGATACGGCCTTTCCAACTTTATGATTGCGGATTGTGTCAATCCAGCAAACGCCAGATTGATAGCCGCCGCGCCGGATTTATTGGAGGCACTTGAGTTTATGTTGAGTGTGTTCAATGAAACTTACCCAGATGTTGCTGATGACGAAGAAGACAGAGAAGCATGGGCAAAAGCCCGCGCCGCAATCAAGAAAGCAACGGGGGAGCAACAGTGAGCGAATCATTTCAGACATTAGAATTAAAGGTCCTCCGATGGGCAGAGGCGAGAAAGATCATCCCTAACAGTAACCCGCTGGCTCAGGCTATAAAGACGCTTGAGGAAGTAAGCGAGTTGCTTACTGCGCTAAATCAGTGCAGTGTAGATCGGGAGTGGTTTCAAGATGAAGCGAGAGATGCCTATGGCGATATCCTTGTCACATTGATAATAGGCGCTGATTTATTGGGGACAGACTTGCGAAGTTGTTTAGATGATGCTTATGAGATGATCAAGGATAGAAAGGGATACTTAACCAGCGATGGTATCTTTGTGAAGGAGGAAAGCAAATGATTAAAGATTTTGTAGATCGGTTTATGCAGAACAAGGATGTGCTTCGGGCTAAGTTTGAAGCAGATTTCCCCCATGAATATAAGGATATTGTTAAGGCGGTGGTGGAGATCATCACAGCTAAAGAATACACCACCCATGATATTGACCCGGAGCGCATACATGAAATAGATGATGGGGATTACCAAGGTACATTGGTCTATGTGGTCGCAGAGAAAGGCTATCAACCATCTAACTATTACTACGTCAGAGTCGATTATGGTTCTTGCTCTGGGTGTGATACGTTACAGTCTATTGAGTCCACACATGAATTTTCGGCTGACAAAAAACAGTCTATTGACGACCTGATTACACTGGCTCTGCACATTGTACAAGGGCTTAAAAAGATGGGGGACGAAGAATGAGCAACAGACTACTAACAAAAGCCGAGTTTAACGCTCGGTGCAAGGAGTTTGCTGACAAGCTTAATGCTGGCTCAACGCCCAAGAAAGTCTGGATCAGCGATATGGGTGGCTGGTTTGCTACTGAGAGTTCTTGCGATATTCCTTATATGCGCGCGGATATTGTTGACGGGTTGATTGAGCCGCTGAAGATATTGGTTAAGTCAGACTTTGGAAGTGATGGCTGGACTCCTGAGCTAGATCGAGTAGGAGTGCAGATTAGAGCCGCGTTACAAGTGCTGGAAGAGGAATGAAAACAACTATCCATATAGAAAAGCTAGTCGATGAGCGGATCATGCGCAGAGCTTGCGATATGACACGCAAGCCCGGTATGAACCCTAGCGAGATGACGCTGGAGAAGATTTACAGGTGCGAACATAGTCCCGCAAGGACGCAAACATTCTGGATCGAATTGCAGAACATCTATACACTGGTTAGTGTACACTTGGTGAGGCATAATGTCGGCGTGAGCCACTTTGTAGAATCAAACAGGAAGGATCGTGGAGGCAATGGCGAGGAAACTCGATATACACCCGTCAATCATGGGCTATTTATCAATGCTCAGGCAGCGATAAACATGAGCCTAAAGCGATTGTGTTATGCTTCTGCTCCTGAAACTGTCTCAGTGTGGATGAAGCTAAAAAAAGCGATGAAGAAGGTTGATCCAGCCTTATCAGATCACATGGTTCCAGCCTGTGTGTATCGCAATGGGATATGTCCTGAGCTGAAAGAGTGTAAGCCGGGACTCGCAAAGGTTATGAAGGCCTACGGGAAATAAATGAGCGCGAACGATAAACAGATTGCTGGTAGCCATTACCAAACCCCAATCCAAGTGTGGGATTTTATTGCAGCCAATGAGCTGGATTGGTTTCAGGGTACAATAGTAAAGTACATTACCCGTTGGCGACACAAAGGAGGCATTGATGATTTACTCAAAGCGCAGCATGTGCTGGAAAAGTATATAGAGGTTCAATGTGGAACAAAGACACATAATCCATAAGACTTGCGAGTATTGCGAGTTTTATGACATTATTAGGACTGAGTATCGTTTAGGAAACTGCGCACTGGATCACTTTCAAGAACCAATTGAGGTATCTGCTGATCATAGTTGCGATCAATGGTTAGAGAGGACTGAGGATGAATAATTATTACGTTTATGCGCTTGGCAAATTAGAAAAAGCCATGCAAGGATACGGCATTGAATTCACTTACACCTAAAGAAGAAGCGTTTGCTGTGGCCGTTGCGTCAGGAATGAACTATTCTGATGCCTATCGAGTCGCTGTTAAAGTAAGGCCAACAACAAAGCCTGAGACGGTCAATCAAGAGGCTTCTAAGATCATGGCAAGGCCCCATGTTCGCACAAGGGTTAATGACTTGAGGAAACCGATAGCGGAGAAAGCTATGATTACGCTAGAATCGCACATGGAGCGACTAAAAGAGCTTGCTCAGATAGCTTTAGACAACGGGCAAGTGGCAGCGGCTATTAAAGCGGAAGAATTACGAGGCAAAGCATCCGGTATTTATGTAGAGAAGAAACAGATCACTGGCGCAGATGGTGGCCCAGTTCAACACGCGCTCAAGGTGAAGTTTGGCGATTGAGAACTTCCCAACCAAGAAGTACAGCATTATTTATGCTGATCCTCCGTGGCGTGTTCAGCGTGGTCCTGATTGGAACAGCAATGGTCCAAGCAAGCCTTTACCATATCCAACAATGTCAATTGAAGACATTAAAAGCATTCCGGTTAAATACATTAGCCAAGACAATGCTCATTGCTATATTTGGACAATAAACAAGTATATACCTGAAACTTATGATATCGCTAGGGCATGGGGGTTTAAGCCTTCGTGTTTGCTGACATGGTGCAAGCCACGGCATGGGATTGGGATTGGCGGAACTTTTGTTCAAACGTCTGAGCATTTATTATTTTGTCGAAGGGGAACATTGACTGCACAAAAACGCATTGATTCCTCATGGTTCGAGCATAAGAGGTTAAAACACTCTGAAAAACCGGATATGTTCAGGCGAATGATTGTAGATGTTAGTGGTGATTTACCAAGAATAGAGCTGTTTGCTAGGGATCGGTTTGAAGGCTGGGACGCTTGGGGCAATGAAGTGTGACTGCGCTCGAAACAGTCGTTAACTTCCCACCCAAGCTAAAAGGTGTCTTCGACCCTTACAGGTACAAAATAGCTTATGGTGGGCGAGGCTCAGGCAAGTCCTGGGCTTTTGCACGTGCTTTGCTGATCCAAGGCGCAGAGCATACAATGCGCGTCCTCTGTGCACGTGAGGTACAGAAATCGATTAAGCAATCCGTTCACACGCTCTTAGTTGATCAGATACAAGCATTAGAGCTTGGTTACTTCTATACTGTTACTGAGTCTGAAATACGAGGGTTGAACGGGACAACCTTCTCATTTGCTGGCCTAGCAACCCACACTGTTGAGTCTATCAAGTCATTTGAAGGCTGCGATAGATGCTGGGTCGAAGAAGCCCAAACGGTCTCCAAAAAGTCTTGGGATATCTTAATCCCTACCATTCGTAAGCCTGAGTCTGAAATCTGGGTATCAATGAATCCAGACCTTGATACTGACGATACTTACGTCCGGTTTGTCGTCAACAAACCGGACGATTCATTGCTGCTTAAAATCAACTGGTCAGATAATCCTTGGTTCCCTGAGGTCCTCGACAAAGAGCGTTTACACTGTAAGGCTCATAACCCCAAGGACTATGACAATATATGGGAAGGTAAGCCTAAAACAGTCGTTGACGGGGCTATCTATGCTGATGAGTTCCAAGCCCTAATTGATGACCACAGAATTACACGCGTATCACATGATCCAGTCCTGAAAACGCATTGCGTGTTTGACTTGGGATGGAATGACGCAATGACTATTATCATGGTGCAGAAGTCTGGATCAGAGGCCCGCATCATTGACTATATCGAGGAAACGCATCAGACGCTCGATTGGTACAGCAACACCCTGAAGCAGCGTCCCTATAACTGGGGTAAGGTATACTTACCGCATGATGCTGTTAGCAAAGACTATCGTACAGGTAGATCAGCCGCAGAGATTATGACTCAGCTAGGATGGTCTGTTGAGGTGATTCCGATTGGTGACGTAGAGCATGGGATACGCTTGAGTAGGTTATTATTCCCGCGTGTATGGATGGACAAAGAGAAAACAGCACGATTACAGGAGTGCTTAAAGCGTTATAGACGCTCAATCAATGCTACAACTAATCAACCGACCGGCCCGTTACATGATGAATATAGTCACGGCGCAGACGCATTCAGATATCTGGCCACCGCCATAGACTCAATGCGAAATGATAATATCCAGCGCAAGCGAAGCCTTGACCAAGGCGCTGGGTCTTGGATGGCTTAACGAGAGACACTTATGAATGTAGATACAGACGCAGTAATGGATTCCTTAGGTGGGGCTGACCAAGACCCCGAGCAAAAGCTACTTAGGGAGATACGCGAACGCTTTCAGCAAGCGGTCGAGTTTGAATCTGTTAACCGGCAAGAGCGGCTCGATGACGTGCGGTTTGCGCGTCTAGGCGACCAGTGGCCAGAATACGCGAAATATGATCGTAATCGCCCGGGTAAAGAGCGGCCCATGCTAGTAGTCAATCGACTATTGCAGTTTAGAGATAGGGTCGTCAATGAAATCCGGCAGAATACCCCAAGCATTCGCATTCGACCAGCGACTAACGGCGCTGATCAAGAGACAGCAGAAGTCTTGATGGGGTTGGTTCATCACATACAGGATAATAGCAATGCTGCAATCGCGTACGATACTGCTGTTGAATGGCAGGTTGATACTGGGCTTGGATATATCCGAGTCCGTAACGATTGGTCCAGTGATACTAGCTTCGATCAAGAAATATATGTCGACCGCATTCCTGATCCATTCAAGGTCTATTACGATCCGCATAGTAAGTCACCTGATGGCTCAGACGCTTGCTGGGCGATCATAGCCGAGGAAATACCGAAAGACGAGTTTAGACGCTTATATCCAGACGTAGATGAGACTAACTTCGACGCGGCTGGCAATGGTGACATGCAGGGCTGGTACACAAAGGACAGTGTACGCATTGCGGAATATTATTGGCTAGATCATGAGCCAGCAGAGATACAAGACCCCGAATCAGGCCAGACGCGCTCCACATTCGTCAAGCGTTGTATGTGGGCTAAGTGTGTTGGTGACAAGGTGCTAGAAAGCACAGAGGTTCCTACCAAGTACATTCCTATCATTCCTGTTATTGGGCATGAAATCTGGTTACAAGGTAAGTGTTACCGTTCTGGCCTTGTACGCAATGCTAAGGACGCTCAGAGGCTCTACAACTACTATCTTTCAGCCAACGCTGAGAATGTGGCGTTAGCCCCTAAAGCGCCTTTTGTTGGGGTTGCTGGCCAGTTTGAGAGTGATCCTAATTGGGGACGCGCTAATAAGGAATCTCTCGCCTATCTTGAGTATGATCCCGTAAGTATTGCGGGGACACCTGTAGGCGCACCACAGCGCGCTATGCCCCCACAAGCATCACCCGCCATCATGCAAGCCCTGCAACTCGCAGAGAATGACATCATGCAGTCAATGGGGATCTATCAGCCCAGTCTAGGTGGTGAGTCTAACGAAACCTCGGGACGCGCATTATTGTTGCGTCAGAAGCAATCCGAAGTCGGTAATTTTCACTATCAAGACAACCTGAACCGCTCCATTCGGCAGGTCGGTCGCATTGTTTTGGACATGATCCCCAAAGTTTATGACAGAGCTAGAGTCCTGCGCATATTGGGTGAGGACGGTACTCCACGTGAGGTACAGATTGACCCCAATCAACAGCAAGCCTCAACGGGTACTGATAATCCTGAGATAGATAGTATCTATAACCTCGGTCTAGGTGAGTATGACGTGGTATGTGATGCTGGCCCCAGCTACGCTACCAAGCGCGATGAAGCGGCTAACATGATGCTAGCACTCACACAAGCTAACCCGCAGCTATTCCAGACCATCGGGGACCTGATGATGAGGAACATGGACTGGCCGGGAGCAGACGAGATAGCCAAGCGCTTGCAAATGCTGTTACCACCTGAATTACAGCCAACAGCACAAGGAGAAAAGGTCGATCCTAGCGTTATTCAGGCCCAACGCATGATGGATCAAATGGCTGGTCAGATGGAGCAAATGAGCCAAGAGTTACAGTATTTACGTGATGAGCGGATACTTGCCATCCAAGACAAGGAACGTGAGTGGTTTGACAGCTTTACCAGACGAATGCAAGCAGAGGCCGGACTGATGACGCAGACCACAGGATTAGAGAAATTGATCCAAACTAATCTAATTAAGATGCTTGGTCAAACTACCCCAACATTCGCAGAAGAAGACGCGCAATTTGAGCAGTTAGAGCAGCAGGCCATGCAAGCCGCTATGCAAGCCCCGCCAGAGCCACCACAAGGCGCACCACAAAGCGCTACACGTGGACCCGGGGCAATGACACGTAAACCAGATACCGCCGCGCTAACGGGCGCACAGAAGCCAGAACAACAGTAAACACTAGAGGGCAATATGAGCGATGACATTATCGAAAGCACAGCAGAAGCAATTATTGACGATGTACCTGCCGAACTCACCGATGAAAACGCGGTGGAAGTGGAGGACGCTGGACAACCGGAAGGTGAGGAAGTTCCTGAACCTAAGGCCGAAAAAAACCCTTGGTATAAGCGCAGGATCGACGAGCTAACGCGAGATAAGCATGAGGCCCGTAGACAGGCTGAGAGGCTTGAAAAGGTTTTGGAGCAGCAAGAGCAGATGCTGCGCCAATTCTCGCAAAATAACGTACCACAGGCGGCCCAAGGCCCTGTTGCGCCCAATGCTGATGACTATGTGGGCGGCGAGTTCGATCCGCGTTATATGCGCGACATGATGGCGTACACACGCCAATCAGCCAAGATGGAGGCTATCGAGGCTGTTAAGCAAGAGCAGCAGGAGACCATGCAGCGTCAGGCTTTAGCGGAGCAACAGCGTAAGCTGGAAACAGCAGAAGCAGCCGCAAGAGCAAGATACAGTGATTATGATGGAGTTATTGAGCAGATTACGTCTGACCCTATGCTGGCTCAAAACCAGACCATTCGACAAGCCCTTCTAGGCTTGGAAAATGGACCTGAAATCGCGTATACACTAGGTAAAAACCTTGATGTAGCGTACGAAATAGCGAACATGAATCCCATACAGGCAGGGATGAGGCTGGCTGAGATAATCAATCGCGCTCCAAGGAAGGTGACCAACGCACCAGCACCTATTAAGCCTATATCCGCTGTCGGCAATACGCCGGGAAACGCTAAAGACTACTCGCAAATGAGTACAGAAGAGTACATTGCAGCGCGTAATGCTGAGGACATGGCGGCACGTCAAGCCCGATATAAGCGGTAGGCTATGTTAATGTAAACTGCCTCCCAAAAGGAGGTGTGTTTATTGCTCTACCTCGAAGGCGCTATGAAATACTAGCGCCTTTTTTGCTTTTGTGATATAAAGCCATCACCAGTGATTCATTTAGCCGTGAATCATTGCGGCAAAGTCAGACAATTCGAGGGATTGGCTCCCGTCTGAACGAAATAAAAGGCTATTCACTTTTATTTTTTTCTTT